TTTTTCTTTAATAATTGATGGAAGAATCGAGGTACGTGCGAATGTACTTTTACCAACGTTTGAGAGTCCTCCAACTAATGTGATAGAACCAAGATATTGTCCACCAGTTTCTTTTGTTAATAAAGGCATATTATTATATGGTAAACCAATTGCTAAACCTTGATCTAATTCTTCAATTAGTTCGTCAATACCATCAGAAATATCATAACTTTTAACATCTTGATCAATATTGACAAAAGTATCATTTAGATAAGCATTGTATTCGTCATATATCTCTTCAGCAGTCATATCATGAAAATCTGCCAATCTCTCAGAAGAAACAGGAAAACCTAATTTAACCAATCTACAAAGTGCATTATGTTTTCTTAATTCTCTTAAATATCCATCAAAATTTTCTGTCTTAACATAAGTCATTGCAGACTCAATCATTGCATATCCACCATACTCTTCTACTTTCGCTAAGAGTTTCTTATGCTTTTCGAGGTACAGATTCACTGTTATTTGATCTAACGAATTCTTCTTTTCTACCAATACTAAATCACTAGCAATAGTAAAGAATACTCTCCAAACATTATTACTAAACTCTTCTAAGACAAGATTTGTTTCTCTTAATAAGTCTGGTTCTTTATATAAAATACTTACCACGTTTGCTTCCGCAGTAACTTTGTATTCATTAATTCTTTTTAATACTTCGATTTGTTCTTGTTCAAAAGGAGTAAGTTTAGTTGTTTTAGTAGATGACTTCGTAGTTGTAGATTTCTTAGTTGTTGTCGCCATTTACCATAAACCCTCCAATCTTTTGTTAATCTTACGTTCTGTATTATTAGTCTTATATTCAGCACCCTCATGAGTCATAATAGAAGTGTCAACACTCTCAACTTTTTCTTGAGTTTTTTGAGCATTTAAATATCTACTATACATATCATTAATCTTATCTCTCACGATAGCACAAACATAAGACATTTTATTTGATTCATCTTCAAAATTCTTATTACGAATTGCATTTTGAATTTTTGTTTTATTAGCCTTAAAAGTCATAAGGATGACATTAAAAGGATAATCACCGAATTTTTCACAATTATTATTTGCAACATTCTGACCAGTTTGAAGACCTTTGAGAATTAAACAAGCTTTTTTCTGAAGACGTTGAGTTTTTATATCATAATTGAAGATATTAACTTCTATCCATTCACAAAGTTCTCTCCACTGAATTTTTTCTTCTTCTGTCATTTTTTTATTAGCCATAATAACTCCTTATGTCTTGTTGTTTTCTAGTTACATTTAATCTTTATACAAGTACAGCCACAAGATTACTCTTGCAGCGTATACTTTTATACTATTTTATTTTATATTATTTTTTACTCTTCAATCATAGCAAGAAGTTCTTTAGCCAACTTCATATCAGTAACTTCTGTAGGTTTAACACCTGCTTCTTTACATCTATCAACAATAGGTTTAATAGTATCCATATTAGATTTATTTTCTTTAATAAAATCTAAAACCTTTGCCATAACTTCATCTACAGATTTCTGAGCCTTTTTTGCTTTTTCAGCTTTAGCAATTTCTTTTAACTTCTCTGCTTCTGCAGCTTCTTGTTCTGCTTTTGTTTCTTCAAATGATTTACCACTCTTTGATTGTTCTGCCTTAATAGCATCTTCAATAGCCTTAATAAATTCATCTGCATTCATAGGAACTTCAGGTACAATATTACTGAAACGTGAACCAGCATCAACTGCATATCCTTCATCACGGAACTTAATCTTTCTAGTTTCCTCTGATATAGAACTCTTCATAACATCCTTACCTTTGATGTCTTTTTTGCCTGTCTTCTCTTTTACTATCTCACGATCAACGTAAGCAAGAGCTAAAAAGTGTAATTGCTTCTTTAATGCATTAAAATAATTTTGTTGCTGGTCAGAAGTTAAAATCTGATACTGTTCTCCAGTTACTGTATCTGTAATATCTTTAGTCTTAACGTGACCAATTATAATTGTCTCTACACCAACTTTCTTAAGACGGTTCTTCATATCCCACATAAGTTCCATGGCTTTCTTTTCACCACGACCAAAACCGCCCCAAGCACCATTAATTGTTTCTGCTTTTTTATCAGATGATACAGATTTATTATATAAACGAATTGCTTCTTCTTCTGCAAGAGGAATAATCTGATCATATGTATCCCAAACCACTACTTTTAAATTAGGATAATCTGTTGTTTTATTTTCACAAATATCTTCTACGATATCTGCTAATCCTACAATATCTTCATCTTCATCTGACCACCAAGACTCAACATTTTCATAATTGATATTTTCAATTGCTGCAGCTCCTCGTTCATCACCGAATTCTAAGAATAAATATCCATCTTCACCTGCAAGCTTTTCACATACTTCTTTAATAAGAGTAGTTTTACCTACTTTAGCCTCTCCTAAAAGACAAGTTGAATAGTCAAGTAAATTAATAGATACGTGATTTTTCTTACCAAATTTCGCCATTATTATATCTCCTTTTCATTAAGCTACTGCACCATAAAGATGCAGTAGTTGTTATATTGTTTTTATATTATTAGTTAGTTTTAAAGTGAATTTAACCAGTCATCAGAATCATCAGAAGTTGTTTCTGTCTCATCTGTGTCAACATCATCTGTATCTACATCGTAACCATCTTCATCTTCGTCCTCGTCCTCATCCTTTGGAGATAAACATTCCATTATTAAAGCATCTTCTGAGAACTTTTCATCAATTCTCTGAACTTCAGGTTTTTTATCTCCTTCTTCACCTACCATTTTAATCATAGGCTTTAAGATAAGCATTCTTCTTTCACGAGAACCATTTTCTGAACACTTAGCTAATGCTTCTTCCTCTGTATAAACTCCGATATCAATAAGTTCCTTAATATCATCTGGAACATCATCCATAGTAGCTTGAACAGTAGCACCTGTTTCTACGAACTCACCCTCAAAAGTAATCTGAGTAACACCCTTCTTAACTTTAAAGAGTTTAGCCATTACCTTCTTAACTTTTTCCTTACCCTCAGCAGTAGAAATATCAACTGGGAATTCAAACTGTCTCTTTAATGGAACAAACTTTCCACCTTTAACCTTACCATTATCAGTAAGATCCCAACCATTATATTCCTTAAATTTTTCTAAGATATAAGCATCAATAATTAAAGATGATTTATCTTTATCTAAAGAATCCTGAGTGCAACTATCTTTATCAATTAACATAGTCTGAGTAAATGTTGCACGATACTTGTCAGGTGTTGCAGAAGATAAAGCAATTGAACTAATTTCTTTTCTACACTGTACATTACCATTATAAACAGTATAACGTAAGTTACCAGATACATTAACAACCATACCATCTTCAAGATACTCATTAATATAAGCAATAGTATCATATGGTGTTAAGAACTTCTTGTAGAAAGTCTTATCTTTATCTGTCTTCGCAAGTCCTACTGTAGTAAAGCTTAAATCGCCGATATCAGCTAAAATAGACTCATCGAAACGATCATCCCAATCAATAGTATAAGAATTCTCAAAGTCATCTGTGCCGTCTTCCTTCTTACCGTGAACATAAACTATATTGTCTCTTTCCGAGCCATAACCGCCCATTAATTCACAAAATACATTTCCTGACTTCTCACCACAAAATACACCTAAATTAATAGAATTATAAACCCAATCTGACTTTTCAGACTTAGCATCAATTCTGTATGTGAAATCATTAATCTTTGCTTCTCCAACAAGGTTGAATCTTTGCACCCATTCTTTTTTCTCTAATGCATTTGTTGTTTCTTTCTTTGCCATATTTTTTCTCCTTTATTTATATTTATATAATATATAATTAATTAGTAACAAATTTAATTATTTGTTTTTAAAATATAATCTTCTGTCGTAATTCATGCGACTGAACCCATAATCTTCTGAATGTTTAACTACATTAACACATCCACAATTTGAGCAATGTACGAGCTTTGTAGAATATCCGTACCCTTTATTGTCCCACCAAGCTTCATCAGGCTTGAAGACAAAATCGGTGTGACACTTTTTACATTCACAACTATTCTTACTTTTTTGATAGAAGTAAGCTGCTTCAAAATCTTCAACAGTTTTCATGGTTTACCTCCTTTCTCGAAGGCAAACCAAAGTGCTCCTTGAGCAATTGCCTGAATCTTAATTTTAGTTATCAATCTTCTAGTTTTATATTCTCTTTCTTATATTTTTATTTTTAATTAGTTTTAATTAGTTTCGTCTACTGCCAATTCTTCTGCTTCTTCCATATTTGGAGTTGTTACTATATATTTGCTAGTTTCTAACAATAAATCATCAATAGATAATTCATTATATATGTAATATGGAATTCTAATTAATGGTATTTTATTGTTTAGACAATAGATATTTTTTGCTATATCATGCGAATGTCTTTGTTCATAAGATTCTACATCATTCCAACCACCAATTGCTTTAAAATGCTGAATGCCATCATATTCAATAAGATATGAAAGATTATTATTATTATCTATGATGCCAAAATCGTATCTTGGTGTTCCATTTGTATCCTCAAATTTAAAATTATCAAAAGTATATTGCGGTTTATATGATATATTATTTACTTTTAAAATAGATGATATTTTTTGTTCGCCAAGTGAATGAATACAGCCACAGCTTATTGTACGACCTTCTCGTAGATTTCTTGATGGTACGTTAGTAATATTACCACAATCACACTGACATTCCCAATAAAGTACTCCTGG